GGCAACGAGCTGGCCAAGGCCAAGGCAAAGGCAGCGAAAGCAGGCCCTACGAAACGCCGGTACGTCCTGCAATACAGGTACGAAAACTCACAAGGTGTGCAATGGCATGACGACACAACAGGCGACTACGGATCCAGGAAGGAAGCAGAGAAAGCCTGCAAGGGAATGAACAAGCCAGGGGTAAGCGAAACAGAATGGCGCGTTAGAGAGCGGCAATGGGTCTAAAGCTCCAGAATAGCCCGGCAGGCGTCCTGCAGGGCTGCTACACGGGCGTCCAGGGCGGCGCCCTCCTCATCCAGCTGCGCTAACCGGCGGCGCAGCTGGCGAAGCTCACCGACAAGCCGGCCATAGTCCTCAAGAACATGCTCGACAGCGCCCTGATCATCGCGACCAGGGGCATAGAGTCGTGCGTTACGTAACAGATATTCGGGAAGGTCTAAGACTGGCATCGCATAATGGACGTTACATTCAATCGCGCCGGGAGCTTACAGCATTGTCCCGACCCGATTAAACGTAACGTCACGGATATTATGCGAAGCCTAGGATGAAGACGCCTGAAGCGAGGATGATGATTCCAGCGACAACCAGGTGATCAAGCTCAAACATGGGAATGGCCTCACAGTGCCGCAGGCGGCGGATTAACGATCGAAGATGATGCCGGTACAGGCTGCTGTGCCATTTCGCCGGCTTGCTCGCTACGCTCACCACCGACAAATGGCACAGCGCTGAGGACGGCGCCGGAAACGTCCGTTGCCCGAGGGCCTGACCATGGCGTGACCCATTCGCCCTGGAACATGCAGCGATACTCTAGGCCGACGCTGACAGGCTCGCAGCGAGACAACGGCAGATAGGTCACGAACTTACCGTCAACGAGCATAGCAACGTCGACCATTTTGCCGGTGTCACGATCCTTGCGCTTGATATGACCGCCGATACGCCACCGCAGCGACTCTACAGGAGCCGGCGGCGATACCGGCTTGGTCTCACGAACAACAGTGGTCACGGTGCCGCTGTGGGCCGTTGGAGGCGGATTTACCACATGCTGCTCAGCTGGCTTGTCTTCGTCGACGGCGCCGAAGCCAGTTGAAAACAAGCTGGAGACCTTCATGAACGCCAGTGGGCCGATGATCAGCGAGCCAAGAACACAGCCCCAGATCAGCGGGGAGCGCCAGATATTCGCCCTCTTGTCCGCCCTGCTCTCGTCACCAACGTTATCAGTCTGCGACTTAGTTGCGCTCTTGTAATACTTCCAATAGTTCTGCGAGTAACTATCGTAAACGGAGCGAATAAAGCGACTCTTTGGCGGTCGCTCACCTTTTGCAGAGCCATCGTATATATCAACGCGAAACTTGCCACTTGCGCCAAGCGCATCAAGCTTTACCGAGTGATATGTTTTGTCGATAAGGGTCAGGCAAAAGTTACTCAGCTGGTCGAGGTCCTGAGTTACCAGAATAACGCGAGTTGTACGGCCCACATCATCTACAAGGTGCCCGTGCTCAGCAAGAAAGGCTTTGTCCTTTTTGGGTATCTGGTTAGCAGTCATGCCCTTAGGCCAACGGCGCCAAACTTCGTCTAGAACGACACAGGCGCCATTAGGCACCTTATCGAACAAATCGACATCCTCGAACCACTTGGCGTCGAGCTGGTGAATCATGCCAGGAAACTCGGCGTTAGCCTCATCAGTTAGCGGAATGTTCGTATAAACATGCCGACCCTCTTTGAGTGAAGGCAATATGACCTGCTTAACCACGCTGTAGCTCTTGCCAGAGCGAGGCTTGCCGACATATGCATCAATAGCCATAGGTCACCCAATCAAAGGAATGCGGCGCAGGATAAAGCGCGCAATAAGAGCAGCCAGCATCATTGCAATACCCTCAGGAACAGCGAGCTTATTAGCAAAAAACACAATCACTGGAGGCGTAGCGGAAAAGGCGTTGGCTGCCTGATACACAAAGTCAGGAACAGGCAGTGCCTGAATAATAGTGGCGAGTGCATCAAGCATATCAGCCCACCATTTTTTTGGCAGATACAGCAGCAAGTCTTTAAGCCACTCGGCGAACTTCTCGATATAAGACCACATAATTAAGCCTCCAAGAAAAGACGAACAGCACCAAGCGCCCAAACGCCAAGCATGACGTAATAAAGCGCATCAAGAATATTGGCGTTCTGACAAAACCAGTCGAACGAGATAGTGCCAAGCAAATAAACGCTAGCACTGGGCATATTGCAGGAGCCGCCATCAGGAAAAGATATGGAGCCAACGGCACCAACTATCGGAGAGCCCTGGATTTTGGTGGTAAAGCTACCGAGAGAATCGCCAAAGCCGGGAACGTCGTCATTGCCGGGAAGGTCGCCACCACCCTCTTCTTCACCTTCACCGCTGCCATTGCCACCGCCACCACCGCCACCACCGCCCTTGCCGTCTTCACCGCACTTAGGACCCTTACAAGTAACAGCTGTGGAAGTGGTCTTGCCTGAGCCATCAGCCTTAGTAGTCGTAGTAGTCGTAGTGACAGTAGTGGTGCAATTCTGGTTATTTCCAGTGCACTTTGTTTCGGTGTGAACATCCTTTTTGACAGTCTCTTTACCGCCATCAGGAGTAGGCTTTTCAGTTACCTCAGTCTCAATCTTTGATTCATCCTTTTTCGCCTGCTTGGGAAAGCACTTAACTTGCTCGCTACCAGCAGGACCAGCAGAGCCGCAATTCTGGCCTTCCTGCTCGACAGACTGCTTAGAAACACAATGCGAACGGCCCTCGGCATCTTGAACATAAACGCAAGGCTCTTCGTCATTCGTAACCTCTGGCTCCTCTTCACGTACATGGGGAGCAGAATCAACGGAAGTAGGACCAGCGGTGCACTGTTCGCCGGTAAAATAAGCACGACCAGCACAAGAATAGCGATTGGCGGAAATGGTAAATACACAAGATTGATTCAAGAACGCAGAACAGCCAGAAAGGCAAGCAGAGTCTGGAGTAACACCCATGTTCTTACCGCCAACATTGATAGTGTCGTAAAAGCCGTCACCGCGAGAGCCGGTTTTACTAAATGGCTCAGACTGACCGACCTTATCGGAGCAGGAGCTTGGAGGGGCCTCACAAGAACCAGTAGAAGGATTATAAACTTTAGGTTCAGTACAGCCATCACCATAGCGAATAAGATTAGGGGTCTCGAAACTAGACGAAGTGCCAGAATAATGACGAGAAGTATAGCGACAACGACCAAGGGAGGCGGAAAGCAAAAAGAACTCAACAGTATCTAACTGTGGTTCACGCGGGTACTTAGGAAGAGAAGAAACATAGGAGCGACAAATCTCTAAAGGAGTACCGGTATACTGACCCTGACCATCCATGCGCCAATAATAATCAGCAAAAGAGAATGAAGAATAGAAGACAAGCAAAACAAATATAAAGAAAGAACGCATATCACCACCCCCAAAAAACAACACAGGCAGTTATTCCGCCCAGAAACAGAAAAATGGCCTCATAAAGTTCAAACATGGCGATACCCTCGAATAAAAAAGGGGGCCTAAGCCCCCTTCCAAACTGGCCGTTATCAGCGGCTCAGCATGCCAAGGAGCATGGAGGCCCCTTTCTTCGCCACCAGAGCGATGGCCACCAGGCCAGCGATGGAACCGATACCAACAGCGATGGCCGCGAAGTCAACGGCGCCGAGAACTGCTTCAACCATGGTCATTTACCTCTTATTGCATTGAGTAATGCCCGGGCACCGATACCAGCGCTGATGGGCACGGCACAGACCGTGAAACCACCCGCGAAGGCCTTAGCCAGAGCGGTAAAGTCCAACGTTTCGACGTTGAACGGCTCAGGCATGGGATACAGCATCCACATGCCGGAACAGGATGGGGCGCCGTCAGCGAGGATGCTGACAGTGCCCTGGCATACGAGCGTTACGAGTTCCATCAAGCAGCCTCTGGCGGCAGGCATTGGCCGCGCACAGCAAACCAGCAATCGGGCTGGCCGCAGTGGCAGATAGAGGCCGAGTGGCAGTCGTCGCAAACGCGAAAATCAGGCGCCGGGAGGACGTCGGGAGCGCATGCAGGCTGGTTCCAAAGCTGACCCAGGAAGGTGCCGCAGAGGTCGCAGAAGCAACGGTCTAGAACGATCATGGCGCCCTACCCTTAGCTGGCCTGGCGTGCTGCAGGAGCTGAAGCAGCGACTTGCGGGACCAGGCGCGGGGTGACGTTCAGCTGGTTGAAGCGGCCGACCCACAGGCTTTCTTCGCTGAGCTGATAGACACCTACCGCGTAGGCGGATTGGCCTTTCTGCAGCGGGATGACCAGGCGCTGGCTGTGCTTGCTGTCGCCGAGGTACAGCCAAGCCTCTTGCTCACGGATTTCCCAGGGGCCACGGTCGTTGGAGCCGTTGCGCTGGTTCACGTGGGTGCTTTCGATTTCGATGCGGTGTTTCATGGTCATTTCCTTCGCTTAGTAGCCGAACAGGTCGCCCAGGAAGGGCGTTCCACGGCTGGTGGTGTCGTGGCGGAACTTGTTCGGGTTCTCGCCTTGCTTGCCCTCCTCCCGCAGCTTGTCGGCGGCCGCACAGGCGTCATCGACCATCTGCATGAGGTTGGGGTTAGGGGTGGCCTTGTAACGGCGCTGGAGCTCCAAGCGGC